GTAGACAAGCGAGCGCGTTGTTGTGTCTTTGATGGCGAAGATTGAGCCGAACAGTTTGTTGGCTTTGGGCTGGCCGTCGACGATGCTGATGGTGAGCGTGTCTTCGTTGACCTCGTTGTCGTTGCGATCCCAGTAGTACACTTCGACGCTTTGGCCGTTGGTGAGCTGGGCAGGCGTGATGATGGCGCCATTGTCTTTGATGATGCCGGACGCGCCAGGCTGGACGTAGCTGGCTTGCGTCACCACGCGGATGAAGTCGCCGGGCGCTAGGCCGAGGCCGTAGGGCAGCGTCTGGAAGCTGACCACATGGGTGCGGTGACGGCGGGCGCTCAGGGCGTACTTGGCGAACAGTTCGGCGTGGTAGCGGCTGGTGATGTGGGTGAAGTTGAACTCCTCCAGTGGGCCATTGGGCTGGTCTGTGTAGTACACGACCGCTGTTTGCTCTTGCGGGAAGCGGTTGGGCAGTTCGGTGCGGTAGCGCACCATGGCACGAATGGGCAGGCGCTCTTGGGCTTGGACGTACTCAAGCTGGAAGGAGTCCTCGATGATGTTGCCTTCGGTGAAGATGCCCGAGATGGGCACCTTGACATCGAACATCGTGTAGTCGCGGGTGGTGTCGATGGGGAGGGCAGGTTCGATTGAAAACTTGCCGCCGCGCATGACAAGGTTGCATAGCAGCGAGGTGCTGATGCGTGCCAGGAATTCGCGCAGGTTTTGCGGTTCGACGATCACGTCGTCGTAATACAGCCCGTTGGCTTCGAGGAAGGAGCCGGTGCGGGCAAACTGGGCGAGATCGACGAGGTCGCTGCTGATCAGCTCGCCTGCCCCAGTGTGGGGGTTGGTGAGGAGGTAGTAGGCGAGGTCGGTGAAAATGTTGGAGGAGTCTGTGGTGAGGACTGTGTTGCCGCTGCTGTCGCGGCGGATGTTGGTGACTTGGATGCCTTTCTTTTGGTAGATGTGTAGTTGCTCGAAGCTGCTGAGGCTGATGCCGCTGCGGACGCTGATGCCTGCCATAGCGCAGCCCGTGTACGAGGCGACGCCGTTACGGATGGGGTCGTTGGCGAGGTTTTCGTTGACGTAGACCAGCTCGTGCTCAGGGCCATTGTCGCAACTACGGGTGATGAGGTTGCTATAGTGCGAAACTTCGGCAATCGCACTATTTACCTCAAAAATGCGCGGCCCGGAGACCGTGGTGTAGGTGCGAGTGGTGGCAGGTGTATTGACTTCAAAAATGTAATCGACCAAGGTGTCGTCAAGAATTGGCTTAGTGATTACAAAGATTTCGCCGCCTGTCCAATTACCAGTGAAATTGGCTGGGATGGATTGGCCGTTTACCAAGGTCCAGAAGATTGTGCGAGCTGCGCCAGGTTCGTTGGGACCAAGGTTTTCGACGCGCAGCCGCATGTTGAGTCGGACGGTGCGGCCACCGCCACTGAACTGAAAGCTATTTTTGTCTGCTTCGGTGAACTGGTATTCAGCGCCAACGGGCAACGGGAAGTAAGGAACATCGGGAAACGGAGCCTCGCCAATGTTGTCAGGGTCTTTGCCGATGGCTTTTGCGATGCCATTGCTGATGCGGCGGAGGTTGGCGTCGGTGTTGTCGCGGTAGGAAAAAGCACGCACAAAACGCACACTTGAGACGGGTGCGGTTGTAACTTGACTGCCTGAAAAGACCGGGTCGCTGACCATTTCCGAGTGGAGTGCCAGTGCAGCGATGTCGTCGAGGAAGCCCCGGACGCGGATGGTAAATGTGCCGTATTGCGTGACGATGCCCGAGGCGTCGTAGAACGGGTTGGTCGCTGTAATGCCGTCGCTGTTCAGGCGGATGCACAAACCACGACCAATAATCTGGTTAATCTCGCCAGAAGTGATGGGGCGGATGCGGTATTCAAACTGATCAAAAGGCTGCGCAATACGGATGAAGTTGTATTGATCCTGTGGCGCAGATCCAACAACGCAGAAGGGGAAGGGATTTAGCTTGGCCCAGCCTTCTTCGGAGCTGTAGTCGTTGTTAGCAGGTCTGACGTAGAGATGGAAGAAGGAGGCGCGGCGGGCGTAGGACTGGTTTGTTCCAGTGGAAAGACTGGTATTTTCAACGTCGTACTTGTGGAGCTTTTCCACGGACGGTACTGAGTTGAAGTTGGTAATGCCGTTGAAGCGTGTCCAGACATTGCTTTTGATGCCGATTTCGGTTACTTCACAAGCGCGAGAGTTTTGGAATGTGGCGATCTCAGCTTTGCAGATTGGGAACCAGGCTTGGCCGATGTCAAACAGCGGGCCGTCAGCGCCTTCGGGAAGGTTTGTGTCTGATGTGATGAACGGACGGTGGCACACACCGACATAACCTGGACCGCCATCGCCGTAAACAGCGATGCACTTGAGGATTACGGTGTAGGGGGAAGAATCAGTTTTGTCGTAAACATTGTCGGCTGGTGTTCGAGAACTCACCTCGAACATGCAGTTGCCGATCATCCATTTGGTACCTATCTTCAGTAGCTCGTCTTGCTGTTCATGTTCGGTTTGGATGGCGGAGATAATTTGCTTGTTGTCGACGGCTTCTAGATCGGGGTTTGCGTAGGTGTATTCCAAACCGCGCTGCCTGTTTGCAACAATGTTTGGATTTCTGGTGTCGTAATAGAGCGTATCTTGCAGTTTGCCTGCGTTGTAGATGACGGTGACAGTGCCACCGACAACCATTTGGACGCGCAGGCCGTTGCTTTGTTGCGGCGATGTATATTCTGTGCCGTTGACGTTGGCTGAAACAATGCCGAACTGGCGGGCGTAGTTGCGTCCCACGCCAGTCATCTTGGGGTTGCCCGCAATCTGGAAGCGTTTGGCTGTGTAGGAACCCGCTGTTTGTTCGGAAGCGCCGGACAAATAGGAGACAACGTCCCAGTTCAGGCGGTATGGCGTGCCGTTGGGGAGGCCGTTGTAGGCGCCAAATTGAGTACGGGACGATGGAGAAAACGAGTGGCAGAAGGCCTCAGCGGTAAGACCTGCGAAGGTTTGAGCATTGAAGGCGTTCTCGTCGGGGCCGATTGGCGTGCCAAAACTGCCGTAGCGATTGTTGTGGCCGCGTAGGCGACTGTCTGGTGTGGTGCGAACGCTGCCGGGCAGGGCCTCGTAGGTGGTCGTACCAGCGATTGGAGTGCCGCCTTGGTAGTAGTACCAGCGGTAGTCGCCGTCAGGGAAAGAATCGAGGGGTAGTTGGCCGATGTAAACGCCAGCGCGATCGGCGGCAATTTCTGCGGGAGTGTTGTATGGGCCTCGGGGCATGGGCGATTGCCCTGCTAGGAAGACCATGCTGAGGCTTTGGTAGCCGCCCCAGCTAAACATGCGGCTCCAAACCAGTCTGGGGCTGATCATGATGCCGCCGACGTAGTAGAAGTCGGTGCGGCCGTTGATGTTTAGCTGAACGCGCTGCTGTTTGGTGAAGACAATGGGAATCGTTTCGCCGTAGCGGCTTAGTTCTTGGTTGGCCTGGAAGCCGTATGTCGGGGCGAAGCGGTCTCGGCCTGCAATGCTGTCAAGCGTGCGGTTGCCGCCTTGGCGTTGTTGCGCAAGAGGTTTGGGAGCCAGTAACATCCCAATGCCTTGGAATACCAAGCCAAGGACAAGTGAAACAATGACAGAGACAACATCGTTCTCAATGTCTGGAATATGTGCATACTCCGCCGGACGTTCGCGGCTCAGCCAGTCGATGTGTTGCTTGAACTCAAGATATTCTTGTTCGGTGCAACCTAGCTCTTGGATTAACTGGCGCTCGTAGGGGAGCAGTTGCTGCGGTAACAGCGGAGTGCAGGAAACGCCGTAAGCGGGTGCCAAGTCACCGCTTGCAGGCTGGCCGTTATGTAGAGGATGCCGTCCTGCCAAACTGTTCCGAAAGCGTAATTCTTGTGTGGTAGGAGAACCACGTCTCCATCATACAAAGGATCTAGCACGCGGCGTCCCCAGCCGTGGATAGCCTTGAGGATTTGACGAGGTGGGGCGTCGTACCAGCAGGGGTCGAAGGCGGGGGTGGCGATGCCGAGGCGGTCGAGAGCTGTGTAGACGAGGTGGATACAGTCGATGGCACCATCGGGGTCGGTGCCGTCTGCGCCGAGGCGGTATGGGCGACCGATCAGGTCGTACATCAGCTCAGGCGGACCTGGGCAGTGGTGGGCAGCGGGCCAAACACGTCTTCAGTGATGCGGCGTCTCGGCACGTCACCACCAACTGCGTCAAGGACTGAAGAGATCTCCAAGCGGAGTTCGGCGTCGCTCCAGATGGCGCCAGCTACTTGACCTGCGTAAGAGCTGAGCACGCGGTAGTCGGCCTTGTTGTCGGGGTTGAGCATCAGCATGTCCACCAGCACCACCCAGCTACCATCGACCAGCGTGGAGGCCCAGCTACGGCTGAGGGAGTTATTGGGCAGGGCGAGCTGCGTGGACTGGTTGTCGCCGCTGCGGTTGACCGTTACGCCAGAGAAGCCGAACGGCAGGAAGCCGTGGGTGTTGCCGTTGTAGGCGACGTTTTCGTTGATCCAGAAGTTCTGGAAGTAAAGCGGGGAGGCCCCGTCCGTGCGGGGCTTGGCGGTCAGCATGTGACCTAGGGCTATCTCGGTCTTGAAACTGGTGTCCATTAGTTCATGCCGAGGCGGCTACGAGTGGCGCGGGACTGCTGTAGGCGGCGAAGGGTGCGCTGTTCGCCTTGCGTGGCACCTTGTTGGGCGGCTTGTGCCATGCCAGTGCGGAACTGGTCGGCGGTGACGTAGTCAACGGAGTTGATGCGTTCCACGGTGTAGCGCACGTCGATGGCGGCTGGTGCCATTGTGGCGGTGCCGCCGCCGCTGCTGGTGTCGTCACC